AGAAGATACCGTTAATGTGTCGTAGGGTGGAGTGTTTAAATTCAAGATCACGTTTTTAACCCAACCATTAAAAGATTGTATTTTAGATGGTGCAGGCGTTATGGAGTAGGTTCTCCAATGCTCGTTAGCATTAACAGCATTTCCAAATAAACCATCAGCTAAAAGCGCGGCTATCGTTATCGATCTATCTCTATCCAGTCCAGACCCTTGCAGTATATACATTAAATCGGTATTGGACAACACACCCGCTGCGGGCATTTGAGGAAGTGATTCAGCAGGTACGTTTATTTCAGACATAATTAAGCCTCATCAATAATGGAAAAGTTTTCGTTAGATTCGTCAATTATTTTTAATCCTGCAAGCTCGTCCAGAATAAAAGTATTCTGCACAACAAGAAAAGTTTCGCAAGGACCCACAACAAGTAATGCTTTTCCGTCGCTCGTTTTTAAAACAGAGTCACTACCAGCGAGCTTAAAGAATCCACCAACAAAAAGGCGAACCCCAGCGGGCCTTATTCTATCGGCCTCACCCTGCGTTAACTGCCTCTCCGTTTGAGTTGCAATAAACGCTTTAGCTCTATACGGTTTCTCTTCATTCTCTTCTACGTACGTTGTAGTCGCTGCATTGCTTCCTGTGATGCTCTTGGCTTGTTGAATAATATATTCGGCCGTCCCGCTTAAATTATCATTTACATACAAAAGAAGCCTAGCGTAATAATCAGCATCGGACTCTGCAAGATTTCTATCAAGACCAATTATCCCACCAACAAAATCAAGACGAAGCCCCGTTGGAACATCACTCAAGAACCCCATGAAGTCAGTGACTCCAGCTAAATCCCAAGCAACAGTTTCAACGCCATCCCATTTAGCAAGCACAGCCCTCAAGCAAGCATCCCATTTAGTCGCGCCCCAATACTGACAAATTATTTTTGCCTTGGCTACGTCATAATGTGATGCTATTTTTTCGATCATGCTAATGTAACCGTTATTTTATTTTCATCTGTAATTAATTTGTAATTACTTCCAACAGAAATTCGAGTAGAATAAAAATTTGAAGGCTCGACACCTGCGCTATACGAAACTCCCGCAAGCACGGTAACAAAAAGAATCCCTGCCACTTCATTGTAAATTGGAACGACAACACGCTGAGGGATCAAATCTTTTCCGAGTGCCCATTCAGTAGCACTCCATGCAACGACAGCCGCTTTTATTTGAGCAACGTAATCGGTAGGGAGTAACTCTTCGGAGTACTCGTTAATTGTTATGCGAAGCCATGCGTACACGTCATCTGGGACACTCCAATTAACGTAGTGAGTATCTCCGTTACTATCGGTCGCTGGATAACCAGGAGCTGCTACATGAGTCCCGTAGGCTTCTATACTAGCGGGCTTGCAATACAAAATTTTTGAGGCAATATCAGAATCGACACCGCCTTTAATTGTGACCTCGACACTATGAGGCGGGCGGCCCGCTGAATCGGTTTCGTCCTCCACATTCTCGGTGATTGAAACCCCACTGTTTCCGCTCACATTATTTTGTAAGTAAGAAAGCATTGCTGGTACTGTAGCGAGTCCGTTAATTTGTGCGCTTTTAATTCGCACTTTCATAGCTTCATCAGTTTCAACAGAGCGGCCAATCGATCCGTCAGTGAGTACGGTTACAGTTACCGATGGGGTTGACGAAACCATCACCCATGAGCCTGCGCCCACATCATACGCGCCCGTGAGCGCGCACGTAGCGCGTACGGTAGCCGAGCCATCGACACCAATAGTTACATCGGTATCGGTGACAAAATAGGTAGACCCGCCCGAAACTTTTATTTGAGTTCCAGCGGGAACAACGGTTCCCGAGGTTCCATAAAAAGTAGCGTTTACAAATGAGTAAGCCGCGCCAAGCCTTGTGATCCCACGATAAGAACCGAATATATCGACCCAAATACCGGAGCATCCATCAATAGTTAGGTTAGCATAAACCGCTTGAATGAGTTCAGTCACGGACGAAATAGTAGTGGCTTCAACATCGATGTGATGGCCGTCTGGGCTTGATTCACTTAAGTCTATGGCACTTCCGAAAATACCAATCCATTCCGCTCTTAATTCAGAACGGAGTTCTAAATAAGTTTTACGAGTAAGACCGTTAGCTGTTATTTCGATTACACTCATGCCGTCAAGTCCACCGTTTGTGTTGTGCCATCAGACGCTTTAATTTGTATCGAACCAGAAAGATTTCTATCAGATACGTACAAACTAAATTTAACTATTTTTTCTACGTTTTCCAACGAAAGAATTTTTTCTTTTAACGTTGCTGCGATATGCTTCATTAAGTTATTGTCTGCACCTAAAACATCGTCATACCAAGGGATTCCTGCATCCTCATTGATAAAGCATTCACCTTCAAATGTTTTCAGTAAACACGTTACGCGCTGCACCACGACTTGCCCAAGCGTTGTAGTGCGAGCAACGTGAGTACCTTCTAAATAAATATCGTGCGAAGAGTCTAATTTTCTTTCGTTCATTCTATTCAACCTCTACGTTAGTTTGTCCTGAATCTGTAACGTATAAATTAAGTAAAACTGTTTTTGTGTCATAAGGAGATGATCCGTTAATCAGGTCTACAGAGGTGTCTTGGCTTTCATCATTTTCAAGTAATACTTTTTCTCCATCGGCGAGAACGTTTTCCCCGCTTGGTTTAAGTACAAAAGAAACCATAATAGCGGTATAAGAACTCCATTTAATTGTAGATAAAAGAACCGATGTATCACCAGCATAAATCTTTTTGCCGTCAATAAAAACATTTGGATTAGGTACTGTCTGAACGGCACCTTCAATGGTGTAGTTTGGCTGTTTTATTTCGAACGAGAATCCTTCTACAGCTATTGGGTTCATGGCTTTATTTCCAGGTGATTATTTATTTTTACGGTGCCATCATTAGACACAACGATAGACCCGCTTGGTTCAGAGAGACCACGGGATAAAGGAATTGCCACGCTATATTCAAGCTCATTCCGTCTTGCGGATATAGGTTCGCTTACTTCCCCGTCTTTTTTATTTTCCCATTTCGAACTATCAGATGAAAAGAAAATAACGATTACAGGATCACCTATTTTAATCGGTAACGTTATAGAAAAAGATGTGCAGCCCAATTTCATGAGTGGTACATTTTCTATCTCGGGGACAGAAAGAACAAATCCATTTGTCATCTTCATCTTTGTAGACAAAGTAACGCTTACGAAATTACCGTTTACTTTCGTCACCGTGGCTGGGGCCGCTGTCCAAAAGGATTCTAGACGGCGTTCAATCAATTCGTAAATATCTGCATCGTTCATTTTACTGCCTCGCCACTGACTGAAAAATCACCACCAAAATTATTTCCAACGAAATGGCATTTTGTTACCAGGTAGTCGTTATCAATGTCATCGTCATTGTTAATATATATTTCGGTATTCGGCATTATGTCGGCTCTTAAAAGGCTCTTGAATTTAACTATGTCTCTCTTGTTGAGTTCTTCTTTTTTTAGTTTGTCGGCCGCTATTTTTTCTTCTACTTCTTTTCGTTGGGCTTCCGTCATGTCTTTGTAACCCATCCAATAAGCCAAATCCTGTCTAAAATTTATTTCATTAAGACTTTCATCTCTTGCTGGTCTAGCGCTTATGAGTCCACTTCCAAAAGTCAAAGAGGCGTAATTGAATCTAGATATGCTTCCAAAAAGTTTGTACACAATTATTTCATTGTTGTCTACATAACAGCCAGCACCACAGCTTGCAAGGCAATCATTTATCTTTCTGAAGAAAGAAGCCACGTCTCCCGCATGAATTACTTTGTTTGTAAATACAATCTCAGAAATATTTTCTCTGCCCTTAAAAGCCATATTGCAAAATTGACTAATCCAATCTAAAACGGTAACCATCTTGGAACCAGCGGGAAACGAAATAGACACGCCCACGCGCGCGAGCTGGTACGTGCCCCCGCGCCCGCTTGCACAACAGATAGTTGTTATTTCGTCGTCACCTTTTTTTTCTGAGTCTACAAAACCGATTTGTCCAATAAAAATATTTCCTACTTTTTCGTTCTCGTATCCACCAGAAAAAATAATTGAACTTCCACCGGTTAATATTTGATTGATAGTATTTTTAGATGCATTGTAAACTGTGAACCTAGCTTTATTTGCAAACCACTCTGTAGATCGCTCAATATCAAAAGAGAAATCAAGACCAGATATTTCATAGCCTTTTGACTTATCGTTTCCGTTGTCAAAATTTCCTACATATAAATTAGCGATTCGCTTGAAAGCCATATAGATCAATCCTCCAACAAGGATAAGTCATCTGCATCACACCAATAGAGATAATACGACGAGCCAAGGTTATCGAATGTGATTCCGGCGTTATCATTTTTATCTTCATTTAGTACAAAGAAATTTCCAGTGATTCCTAAAATGGTTCTACTAAAAAGTAATTCAGTATTTGGCAATAGCTTTACCGAGTGCTGGGCTTTGTCATCGGACGTAATGTCCATATACCAAGCCGAATCGCGGATATTCCACGACAACTCAATTTTAACAACACGACCGCCGAGATCAATTCTAAAACTTTGATTAGCGGAAATAGAAGGATCAAAAGGAATCTGGATCATTGGAATTTTATTACTCCTCTTAACGCCGTAAAGTTATCAATTGTTTTTTGCTCTTCTACAGTTACGCCAGACACTTTACCATTGTTAACTTTTTGAGACACTGTTTTCCCGTCATCTGTATTTAGATCTTTTTTTGTGACTATTCCTTCTGATTGCTTTTGTTGTAGTTTAACTTCTGTAAACTCTCTTAGCGTCATGTCAAATTTAATTTGTTCTGAATCGCCGATTCCACGCTTAGTGCTTACGCTTTCAATAAGCATCTTAGGATAAATGATAATGTCGGTTACGAGCCTCACCGCTTTCATCTTTTTAGATAAGCGTTCCAGTGCCAGGTAATTTTCAAGAGCTTTATTTTCTCCCTCTTCAAACCCAGAATTAGCGGTCATTGGATGGCAAGAAAATATTCCAGAGACAGAGCACTTTCTAGGCTTGATACGTATATGATCGGTGATGCTTGTACCGTTTTCAATCGGGTGTTCTGAAATAGTAAAATCAATCCCGTGTGATTCGCCAGTCATCAAATCGAAATCAAGACCATCGACACCGTTGTTTTCATCGCGATAAAATAGACTCGCTGGGATCGTTACAGGGTCTTGTTGTTTAGCGTTTGCATCAAGTATCCAGCCTAACATAATTAGACTCCTCCCATGCGCACCGTACGGCTTCCAAGCTCAGAATATCGGAACTGAGACAAAATTAATTTGTTCAAATTTTCGCCTATCAGCTGTCCAATTTTACTCATGTCAGAACTGATACTATTGTTCTGTGTAATCGAGGTGTAATTATTTTCTGTTTTTGCCGTCGATTCTCCTGCTTCGCTCGCCCCAGAGAGTGGGTCACCTGCTCCAGAAAGTGGAGGATGAGCTTTAGGATGAGCTTTAGAATAAGCAATGTCTGCATTTTTGCGAATGTCT